CCGACGGTTAACAGGGGCGGATACGAAGAAAAAAGAAAGGTTATTGTCTTCATTGCCTCGGCCTCTCCAAATTTAAGAGGCACAGTCAACGCTCCCGCCGGAACTGTATTAATAAAGAACGCGAGCGTAGTGAGGGTTGCTTCTGCTATTGGAAACTCGCCATTTAAAGGAACATTGTTCCCCGTCTCGCCGAAAATAACTATAGTTTGCCCAATGCTCAGCCCGTGGTTAGATGCGGTAGTAAGGGTTATTTTTTTCGTGGCCGCATCGTATGTGGCGGCTGTTGCAGAGAGCTGGGGAAATGTGAAGCCAGCATTAACAAACTTAGCAAAAGAAGCGGTGTATCCGGATGTTTCGGTGTTTTGGGTTGAGGATAGAATTGCGGACACCACGCCCGTGGACGGGTCGTACTTCTTTAAATTTGATGATGGAAGCCCATCGGTATAGTAGATGTAATTAGAAAGATTGCATTGGTATATAACCTTGCCCGCCGCATAAGAGTTAGTTGCAATTTTCTTCCAGCCGCTGTTCCACCCGTTAAATTGATATATGTTTCCGCTCCTAAACACATGGAGTGCCTCGTCATTTTTGCTTGGAACAAAAACGGAGAACATGCCGTCGACAGTTGTGGGGGGCGGCACTTGATAGGAAATTGAAGCGATTCCAGCGGGAAGAGTATTATATGTAGTCCATCCGGTTTTGGGTATTGTTGTGGCGTTTCCCTCTGCATATGCCACAAGAGTTCGATAGCTTGCGTTAATCGAAATAGCTCTAGTATATTCCCACCTACTAAAGTTAAGAGAAGGGGGCGCATACGCCGTTAGGCTGTACTGCTTGGTAAGCTGCGTTGTCGCTGCGGGTATTACGGACGAAGTTAGGTCACCCCAGTCAAGAGAACCCGTTCCTGTTGTTAATTTAATTGAAATTTTTACGGTATTCCCTCGATCCACCTGCAATATGAAATTATCGTTGTTTGAGGCCGTGGAATCCTGTGCAATATACCTCACAAAGTGATTCTGGCCTGCGGAAGCAAATCCACCGCCAAAATACGAGGAGGTATACGACAGGGGAACCGCAGTTGATAACTGCCCGTCCGTTACGGTGGCGACTACGCCCAAGAGTTCGGTCTGGGGATCAAACACATCGGGCAGCCTCACGACCCCCTGTCTTGTTGATACTCGGCCGTAGTTATCTAGCTCTACATTTAAAAGATCGGAGCACTGGTTTTCCTTTAAAAGCCGAGGCTGGGACAGCTTATCAACGCCGCCCTCAAAAGAGGCCTGCCTATCAAACGATAGATCCGAATTTAAAGCTGTATCTGAAATTAGGGGCATAGGCTCTCACAAATCATTTAAGCATTCTCGCCGCATAGGCTTTTCTTATGTCTCTCTGACTAAACCCGCCGCTCTTCTCTTTCATTTTGCGATATGTGCTTGGGTCAATTGTGCTTTCGCTCTTTGGCCTGCTAGTCCCAGCCATCTTCCTTGCATTCATATTTGCATACAGTCCCTGCTTCATATTGCCTCCTTTTCCCTAGATCCCGCCTGCGGAATCCCAATCATCTCTAGTCCATTCCCCAAGACTTTCTGCGGATATCTCAAATCTTGATGCGGCCTGTGATCGCTCAGAGTTTCTTGCAACCCCAAGCAATGTCAGGGCTTCGCTCTGCTTGGCCTGCGCCTTGGCATATGCCTGCTTATATTCGAGCATATCCGCCTCAACCAGTGCGGTAAGAGCCAAGTCTGCGGCCGGTATTACGCTTTCATCGCCGTCATCAGTAAGAGTGGAAAAAACGCTCTGCCCCTGCCTAATAACCCGTATCTTTGATTTATAAAGAACATGCAGCGTAGTTGATGCAGAAGGCGGGCTCAAGAGTCGCAACCTTGAAAGACCGGAGTTGGTTCTGGAAACGGCTACAAACGCAACCGTTTGGCCGGAAACATTGAACGCCTCTCTAGCAGAAATGAATGTAGTTTCAAAATTTGCCGGCGTTATTCCTTGGTCGCCAATCGCCACCGCCACTATTAAGTCAACCGTGGGCTCCTGCAAGGTGACAACATCAGTGCCCGCTGGCACGGCCTGAGATGTCATTGCCAATGAGTCCCTCCATAGCTGGGTGTCCCAAACCATTTTATAGCGCAATGCAGCAAAAGTTTTTGCAGCAGCGGCAGCCCCCGAACTGGTGTCGTGGATCTTGGTTTTAACCGTATTAACAATTTCGTCTAAGTTCATGTAAGTGGTAGATATCTAATCACAACGATCCCGCTTGTGCCGGCACCTCCGGCACTTACGCTGCCCTTGCCGCCGCCACCATACCCACCAGCAGAAGCCCCCTCTGCATTATCAACACCGCCATAACCGTAGGCATATGCTTTGCATGTACCGCTTTTACACCCGCTACCATATTGAACACACGATGTGCCAACACCGCCGTATCCCGATCTTGCCCCACTGCCGCCGGCAGCGTGAGAAGTGGTCGAGAATATTTCAACTGGGCTAAGCACCGTTCCGCCGCCCCCGCCGCCCACGGTCTGGTTAGGCGCGTTGGCAGCACCGCCGGCACCGGAGGAACCAGATCCACCGCCACCAACATAACCATACTGCCCGCTATCCCCATTACTTCTTGAAACATACCAAGCCTGCCCCAGTCCGCCTGCGCGAGAATTGCTAGCACCTCCATCACCACCGTTACTGGCTCCAACGCCTGAGCCGCCCGCACCACCTCCGGTCACAGTTTTTATGACTTGGCTGTTAAGGACAATGCTTGATATGCCTCCCGCAACTTGCGCCGCGCCGCCTGCTCCGACTGTTATGTTGTATGTTCCGGTATAAAGGTCGACGCTGGTGTAATCCTGCAAACCGCCCGCACCGCCACCTCCTCCGCCAGCAGAATTGCCCCCACCGCCACCACCTCCAATTAAAAGTAGTTCGCAATTCCTAAAGCCGGCAGCCGTAAAAGTGCCACTGCCCGTGAATATGTGATATTTATAGCCATTATATGTGGCCTCCGTGCCCCCGCTTGCGACCCAAGCTACATAAGATCGCTTCCAAGCGTTTCCAGTCCTAATGTGTATCTGATTTACCAGCTTCCAGACATTGTTTTGCTTGATGTGGACAAACTTTACCTCTTTAAAAGCACCGCTCTTGTATGCGTAAATTTTTTCGGGCATATGCCAGACGGGAAACTAGCTGGCAACCTGATACCAAATGTCTCCTTCAGCCCCTCCGTTTGGATTTGCGGTCGATATGGTTCGATTTCCGGCACCATTGCCAGAAAGATTTGTAATACCGCTGCCGTTACCAACGAGGGTTCCTGCTGAAAACTGTCCGGATATGGTCAGGCTTGTTGCTAGATTTTCGCTGGTAACACAGTTTAGCTGAAGCTCCGGAGTTCCAACAGAGGCAGCCCCCAGCTTGCCAGCCACAACAGCACCAGCAGCAATCTTGCCGGCCACGACACTGTTATCAGCCAAATGTACTTGATTGATCAGGTTTTCTTTGACCAAAGCAAAAGCACCGCCAACAACCTTTAAAACCTGTTCGTTATTTTCCGGAGTTACATTAGGCAAATTACCGGCCGCAATGGATGCCTCATCGACATAGCCCTTGCTGGCTGCATCGTTTGCAGCAAGTGGGGCTGCAAGGTTTTTAATGGTAAGCCCCTGACAATTGAATTTGTTGTCAGCACCCTTAGAAATAAACTGGCCGGCGTTAACCTTCCTGATTGATTCAACGCTAACATCAACAATTGGAATCTGATCGCCAGTCGCAATTTCATCTGACATTGCGGTAAGATCCGTGATTGCCTGCGCATTAATTGACGCATCATCCACAAGCTGGTGGAGCTTTGCGTTTGTTACTTCTTCAGTTGCTGTAAACGACTTGCCTCTTGTAAACCTTGACATATGCGTACTTCTATATTCGCCTGCTAAGCAGTCAAGTATTAAGCGAGTCCAAGAAGCGACCAGCTTGGCTGCTCGCAATCAGACCGCCCTATAAAGACAGTCTTTCTACCCTTTATTTCATGTGATGGGATTATTATCCAAGAGGAAAACGGGTCTACATAGATGGCCACAAAGTCGATGGTTTGCTTTGTGTACACAGTCTTAGCCCATCGCCCTGCCGAAATTGTTACTCTGCATTTACTTGCAGATCTTTTGCCCTGCCTCATAACGCAGTGCCAAGTGCTTTTTACCTGAACTCGCCAGATATTCTTGCCGACATGAACAAGCCAGTCATACGGCGTGCTGTCGCCAAGTGGCTTACTAGGGACTCCCCCTCTTCGCATTATCTCCGCAGCAAATAATGTTTCAGCAAGCTCGCCACACTTTTTTGCGTTTTTCACTCGGCACTTCCGGCGGCCTGCAAATTGCTAGGTAACATTGACGGCTTTCCCGCCCCTGAATGCCGACTTGGTGTCGTGAGATCCCCACGCCCTGTCGAAATCCCGCTTGCTGGTCTTCACCTTCACGCCGCGCTCTTCAAGTTTTCTGTAGCCCTCCCGTATTCGATTGGCCGATATGGTGGGATCTTGGGTAGACCCTACAAAAACAATGCTTCTTGGGACGGTGACCCTATTTGGGTAAGTGTCTCTCTCTTCGACCGGAAGAACTCTTGTGGTAATCGAGCCGTTTGCCTCGAGATATTCATATACGGGCATGCATCTGCTTAGCAGTTACTACCTGTATTGCAATAAAATAGAAAACCCCAGCTTTTGGCTGGGGTTTTCCTTCAGTAGGGGGACATACCCCTCTGAACAAACTATGAGTTTGATGTGCGGGACTTGCTGCAAAGAATACGAGCCTTCTTTGCATTGAGAACCTGAACAGCCCAGTGTGCTTTCCATCCAGCGTAGATATTTTGATTGAGGATGTCGCTCTTGTCGGGCTTGTCCACAATAACTACGGAAGGGGCATACGGAGATTGTCCAGAATAGTTCACAGTTCCAAACGCGCCGCTCGTCATAACATAAGTCGAGTACACCAGCACTTCGCCCGAAGCGGCCGAAGTTGCATATGTGTTCTCGCTGCCAGACGAGGCCTTGAAGGCGTTGGTGTGTTGCGAAACGCTCACACCATACAGGTCGCCAATTTGGCCTTTCGCAATGTCAGAGACTTTGGTCGCGACATTACGATAAGCGATATTGAGAACTGTTTGATCCTTCAAGAGATCCGCTGCAACGGAAGGGTCAACGATTGCTGTGAAAGTTTCATTCAAGCTCACATTCTTTTCGTTTCGGATTGCCGTAGCGGCATCCAAAAGATCAGAAGGAGCAAGGAAACCATCAGCAGCAGCCACTAAGCCTGCCGCAGTCGTGGAAGCACCGGCATAGATTTTCGGGATTGTAGTCCCGTGAATGCCGGTTCCGCGAGCGGAGCTAACGGTTACACCCTGAGCGGTCGAGCCGCCATGCAGGGCGTTACGGACAACGGTGTCCAAATGCTGCGCAGCGTCCAAAGTTAAAGCGCGAATCCCTTCCTGCAACGCATTGAAAAGCTGCGTGTAGTTCAGGATGTCGCTTAATTTTAGAGCCTCGCCCACTTGTGAAAGAGGAACATTGATCTTGCGGAGCCCGATATCACGATAAGTGCTAATCGGGGTTCCTTCAGTCAAGCTCTGCACATTGGCTGCATCGGCCTCGGTGTCCCATTGGAACATGGTGATAGAATTGTTACCCGTGTTTGTCGGAAGATCGTACTTCTGTCCATAGGTGTTAAGAACCAGAGTGTCTTTCACCCCGTCCAACAACTTTTTCGAGAATACGGCCTGAAACTGATCCGCCATTGAAGCGGGTACATTTGTTTTCATCATTGCCATTGTTATTACCTCTAAGACAGGTTGCCGTCAGTGGCCGCCACTAGGTTTTTGAGATAGTTCTCGGCTTCCGCCGTGTTCATATCAGAAACGCTTCTGTCACCTGTAGGCGACATTGGAGTGGAAGATCCCAACGAAAACTTCTGTCTTAATTTTTGATTTTCAGCTTTTAACCGCTCAACTTCTTTAACGGCATCCGCAGCGGACTCCCCAGCGAGTTGTAACTTGGCAAGGGCTGTTGCCAAGACCAAGCCATCGGGGTGACGATTCAGGAAGTCCTTTACCAGCGGATCTCCGTGCGCCATGAAGCCTTGGGTTGTCTGATAGAGGTCGGAACCCTGATCCTTTAGATCTGGATTCTCCTTTGTCAGATTGTCCCAATTTGACCTCACCCGAGACAGAAACTCTGCCTCGCGCTCTTTGGCTTTGACGGATCGACTGGCTTCGGTTTCCTCAATTTCGATTGCCTTTTTTCGAGCAGATTCGGCAAGGTCATCCCTTCCCTCCTCCTCCCATTCCTTGGCAAACTCTCTGAGTTCTTTTGGCGTATAGCCCTCGTTCCGGCTGGAACGAGCTTGCTCTGCTTCGCGCTCAAATTGAGCTCTCTGCTCGCCAAACTCCCGTTGCTTTTGATTGAACTGCTCCCACAACTGACCAAGCCGATTGCGGCTTTTTTCACGATCTTCACCAACATCGAGGGATTTAATCTCCTTCGTTACTGGATCTTCGCTTTCAGAGTTCGGTGTGGATGCCGTTTGTTGATCGGCTTTATCAGCCGACTGATTCTTGCTCGCGGACGGGATTCCGTCCGTATTACGAGGGGACTGAGCCTTGACATCAGGAGCGGAGAAACCATCGACCTGACCGGCTAGTCTCCCAAGCTCCTGCAACTCGGCTTCGATTCCCTGACCCTCTCCAGAGGCTTGCGCCACCGGTTCGGCTATTTGTTCATTGGACATATCGGAGTCCTTTCTTCCCGAAGTTTAGGGGACTAAATGACCGAGTTCCGCCAAGTCCCCTTCTTCGGCGGATTCGGAATCTTCTTCTGCGGCCGAGCCGCCCAAGAAAGCTAAATAAGCAACCATTTCCCTACAGCCAACGGCCTTGCCGGCCTCAAACCTGTCTCCGCCAGCAAGCACTGCCTTGGCATCCCGCAAAGAACAGAAAGCAAGCAAAAGCCGAAGAAAGCTCTTGCCACTATCGGACTTTAAAAACTGCTGGGTCGCCATCCTGTCATCATTGCCATATTTAAAATTGGCGTAACTAGAGTACCGAAAAATACTTAGGGCTGTAGCAAACGCCCGAGCATAAATCCTTAGTTTTGTCACTCGCGCCTGTCTACAGGTAGTGGTTCAGCATGTCAACTACTTTATTCTGCGTATCACTACTTTGCGACTTTTAGCAGTCTTTTTCTCTGGGATCTCCCTGAATGTAACTGGCTCCTCTGATTGAGATATTGCCATATTTGCAGCCAGATCCCTCCAGTCTTTGTAGTGTCCATCCTGAAGGTGGGGTCTTTCCCACGACAGGGCGACCAGTGAGTATAATTTGCCGTTTTCTATGCCAACCCCATACGACTGCACATTCACCCAATCTGCTTCATATGAATCATTTGCGATCTTCTTTGCGGGCACCCAGTCTATCGCCCTGCCATAGCAATGGAATGATTGAGGGATGGGGTACCCCCTCGCGTTAGTTACAATCTTCCCAGACTTCGTCCTCCCCTGACGATACAACTCCTCCTGTTCCGCCGGCGTTCTCGCTCCGCAGTAAATGTACGGAATCACACCTGACGCAATAACCGCATCCCTCCACGCAGCCACCCGAGCGGCGAAGGAAGGATCTAAACCCTTCAGGATATTGCTGTAGATCTCGTCTATTTTCTTGCGAGTAATCACCTGTTGCGCTCGATCTCAAGCCTGTACTGAAGTTCATTAATTATCTCGAGCGTATCCCTCGCCCACCCCTTAACATCCTCATTGGACTGCATAACAGATTTAAATCTGTAGTCATTAGTCAAAAAGGTGACCGAGTCCGCCGGAGGCGTGAATCCCCTTGTGCTAGCGCAGCCACCAAGGAATGCCGCTACGACCACTAAAAGTGCGGTCAATGCGTTCTTTGCGTTCATCGCGCCTTTCCCCCGACTCCCTATCCCTGCTATCTTTGGGTGTCGGCATCAACCTGATAATCAGGTCAACGACCGCACCCAAAAGACGAATCATTAGTCTTTAATATGAAGTCCGATTGTCTTTAAGACTGAGATTACTTTTTCGACAATCGAATCGTCGCGAGGTGTCGGGGTTAATTTAACTATGATTCTGGCCAATACAACTACAGCACCAACAATGGCCATGATGTTGGGGAGGTTTTGAGTGATCGATTCCATCCCGATAGTTTGACATGCGACCGAATGCTGTCAACTACTTTGTAGTTAATTAAGGAGGCTTGGGTGCGTGTGTTTAGTACAACCTAGCGAAGGTCAGGTATATATTTGCCCTAATTCCTCCGCCATTTTCAACGCCAATATTAGCCGTTGCGACTGCACCAGAAAGATGCGGTGCTGGGGTTGTCCCCAATTGCCCTCGAAGCACTTGGGGTGAAGTGCCGTTGCCAGTCCCCCAAGAGGTAATTAGCACAACCTCGTTGTCTATCCGAAAATAAGTACCTTCAAATGAGTTTGCGCTTGAGTAAGCTCCTTGCGTAAAGGTGTTTTGGGTCGCGTCCATATTTGCGGTAAGCGTCAAGGCTTGGTAATTCACAGTTGCTGTGCCAGAGTTGATCCACAACTCTCCCCCGCTATAGGCACTCTTTCCATAACTTCCCGCAGATGTAGTTAATTGTATTCTCTGAGTATTGCCTACCCACGGCCTAGAGCCAATGTTTACACTGGAACCAATATTATCGATATTATAGCTGCTGACACCATTAACTGGGGTGAGAGTCCCCAGTAGGTTTTGAGAACCAATCCGAATTGAGGGGGTAAATGAAACGCTTGAGAAAAGCTGGCCTGTTCCAAGTCTATTCGTGAATTGCCATGCAATGCTGTCAAGAACATAGGGCGCGCTGGCGGCCAGTGCGGCTATATTGGTCGGCACCGTGACCTGCTGTGACCAACCATTCGGATTGCTGGTCGGGGTTCTCCCTAGATCCAAATTTTCTTGGACTACGGTGAAGAATCTATCAAGCCTAACATCATTCCCTTGGCAGTGCGATCCCGCCGTAGTCCCAAAAGAACCGGCAGTAATCGCCCCTCCGGTTGTAGTGATAACCGGAAGATTGGCAGGAGCGTTTTGAGTGGATTGAGTTACTAGGACAAATCTGCTGCCGCCGCCAGTACTGGCGTAAGTGCTTGTATCTACAGTATTGACATATCCAGTGCCAGCACTTGTAACTGATATTACTCCATTGAGTACCGTAATAACGCCACCAGATGCACCGCCTTGAAATAGCGGAAATGTGCCATTTGAAAGAGCGTCTACATTAGTTGCAGAAAGAATTCCCCCAAACGGAACCGAAATTGCTCCATTATTTTTAATGTTCCCGTGCGCGTGGGAGGCGACCCCACCGCCGCCTGAAGATGAGGAGCCGGCTCTATAGAGGGGCATCTTAGTCTCCCAGACTTGTCACTTTTGCGCTTGATTCGAGATCACAACGGACATGGACAACGCCTGAATACATCATTAATTCATAAACATCGGCTTCACTAAGTTTGGATGCGTAATTGCTGGAGCTCAGGTCGGATCCATTGCCACCAAACTGGACATAACAAGTTCCGGAAGTGCATGTGACTATCACTCCCCTTCTGTTTGCATCTGCCGGAATGGTTGTTAAGCCGACCGGACAGTTAGTGATTGATGCAGTAGTTGCCTGATCAAGTCTTGCAAGTGCTTCTGATTGGCTGGGCATGCTTAGCTAATAAAATTGTGTGCTAACCCGTCAAGCAGAAATTACATTCCAGCCCCTATTAATAAGCGTCTGCTTATTTACGAGGCCGGCGGCGGATGGCTGTGCGTTTCCAGAAATGTCCAAAACTCTTGAAGCCCCGCTTCCGCCGGCGAATACCAACGCCGCAAGGACTTGGTCAACAGCCGAAACCGTAAGCTGATTATTCTGAAGATAGAGTTTTAATAAAGTTGAGAAAACCGCAAAATCGGGGCTAACCCCAGTCAAGAGGTTGTTTGAATAGTCAACCTTCTCTAATTTCGGCGCAAAAAGAAGTGACGGCACATTTCCGGTAAGCCGGTTGGTATTGTAGTCCACCACCTTGAGCTCTGTATTTGGGGTAATGCGCAAAAGATCTATCCTTGGCACTCCACTCACTCTGACAAGTCTTACATGCGTAACGGTTTCGTCATTTACCGTAAAGATCTGCCTTGTGGGTGTTAGCCCAAGGCTTATCTGCACGCCGGTCTGCGCAAAGGTTACGCCACCGTTTGTAGATATATCGACCCTCATCGAGGCAGCCGAAGATGAGGCAGCATAAAACTCAATAACCCCAACGCCATCCGGCAAGGCTGGCGACTGGAAGTAAGCCGCAGGGTCTGACTTGAGTTGAAGCGAAAAGGTTCCCGAAACTGCGCTAGCGTTTTGAGATCGAATCATCAAGGCCGGAGCCGTCCATGTCCCCGAGGGCAAAACAAACGAAGTGGCGGAACTATAGTCTGTCGGCAATCCTGTTTCAAAACTTTCCACAATTGTGTCCGAGTTAAGTGAAACAGGAGATCCGGAAAACAAATTATTGGAAAAGTTAACCATTTGGATCAACTCGCTTCTCGGAAGGGTTGGCAGTGCTCCGGTAAACTTGTTGAAAGATACATTGATTTCTTGCAACGCCGTAAGCTGGGATATCGCCGGAAACTCGCCCGAGAACCCGTTGTTGGATATGTTGAGATTTATGAGTGCTGTATTTGTCGTGAGCGACGGGAAAGAGCCGCCAAGCTGATTGTCACTAACATTAATGTCCGTAAGCAGCGTGCAGCCACTTACGCTTGGAAAGCTGCCTCGAAATGCGTTTGATGGCATCTCGATTTTGCGAATGTTCGTGTATTGCGAAAAATTACCCAAAGTTCCGCTGACTCTTGCCTGTGGGTAGGTTGCCGTAATTTGCATATTTAGCGGATTGACGGAACCAAGAAAGTTATTGTTGCTGCCATCCGGAGAGGCAACAGACCATCCGCTTGTGGGAAAGCTGTTTGGGTCTGTTCCCAAGGTATTCTGTAGATAATTAACTCTCGGGTCAGACGCAAACGCAAGAGTCCACATGGTCTTTGGGGATTCCGTTCCTGCAATACTCAGGTTTAGCGGGGCACAAAAGTAAAAGGCACCATCTGGAATTGCTCCAGTCCCAACCCTGTAGTAGTTGAATGTCCCAGCCTGAGCAGCCCCAACGCTCCCAATCGATACGGCTGTCTTGATGTATGTGCCATTAATGTCTGCTGCACTTATTGCGCCGAGACGAGGATCTATCGAAGAGCCGTTAACTCGGGTTACAACAATACTGTCTGGCAGCGCGGTCGTCTGGATTCCGGATGGAATTTCGATCCGCTCGACATTCGCGACCGTGGTTCCAGTAATGTTCACATAATAGCTCATGTCTGACACTCCTTCCACCAGTCAGCCCCGCTCGCCTTCCTTTTGCCCTCTCTCGTTGCCATTGCTCTTAGGGTCTTATGGACTTCCGATAGATCTGTGGTGAGAAACAGCGCGGGCTCCCCGTCCAGCTTGCCGCAAGTAATAAACCCTTCGTCCAAAAGGTACTGAAGCGCAACGATTACCTGATCATCCTTGGACTTCATTTTGCAATAAGATGATGTTTAACGATCTCCCAAGCGGCCGAGAAAACTATCCCGCCAATAGCCGCGAATAAAAAGAAGTGGGATTTTAACCGCTCCAAACTACTAATTCTTGCCGCATCGTTTGAGTGCAACAAACAAATGCCCTCTAAATTCCGATAAATTCCTATCTGCCTTTCTTCAATTCTTGCGAGCCTTTCCCCCTGCTCCACTAACCTCGCCCGTATTTCCCCGATATCCTGATCGCTCATTACACTTCACCGCCACTAAAAAGAGTCTGCTCTGCTGCAGCAGTTTTCTCAGCCTCCTGTTTCATGGCCATTTGAAATTCGCTCGCTAGCTGCTTTGCAAGATTGGGGTTCGTCTGCCCAAGAAGCTGGATGTGGGCTTGCATGTGCTGCGTGTAGGCATTGCCGGCGTTTTCATCGAGATTCTGCCTTGCGTTTGCCAATAGCTGTAACCTGTCCATGTGAATCTGGACATGCACCTCATGCTCGTCCGTCGGCTCTGCCACAACGCCACCAAAACCCTGATCCAACAAGAGGTTTTCAGCCGCAGCGGCTTCCGCCTCTGTTTGCCCCTTCATGTTTGGATCAATCAACATTCTCGATACCAGTTGGGGGTCATCAATCTCAAGCAAGTCCTTGCGCAGTTCGGCCTGCTGTACGAATGGATCGCCTCGAAGATTCTGGAATCGGACAAGTGCCTTCTGATATTGGGCTACCCTATTGATCCCGTCCGCGCTTCCCGAAGGACGAATCGCATAATCCATGACCAAGGCATCCATCGGCACTGCCTTAAACTGCTGTTGGTACTCATACATTAACTGGGAGTGCGCGTACTCGGTAAGGATCGACCATGCCTGCCGGTAAACTTCAGACATGCTGAGCCTAAAAATCTTTATTCTCAAATCCGTGTTTGTGCCCATCAATTGCCCGATATTTTGGATCTCTGTCGCCGTTCTAGGCTTCTGACTTCCCTGTGATCCGGCGCGCTGCGACAGGCCGTAGTCAGGCATCGATACCATGTACTCGGCAATCGCGCGCATGGTCGTAACTTCCTGATCAAAAGAGATGGGCGGCTGTGGCATGACTACGGGCTTAACCCCCGTAGGCAAAAGCACGCCTGTTCCAAAACGAATATTGTTAATGTTTGGCATGTCCTGATCGGTGGCAAACATTGGTGCGTTATAAAGGCTCATGGCATCCGACTTGGCATTCATGGTCTTTGTGAGCGAGGCCTCAAAAGGCGCAACCATCTCGCAAATTCCCTTGTTTGCGTAAATTCCCTTGTCGGCCGAGAATTCCATCACACATGGAACGAATGGGAAGTTCCCGTGTGAGTATGGCAGCTTAAATCTAGGGCGAATCGGCTCATCAGGGCACTGCGGGCTGATGGTATCAACCACAATTCCGTTGTTTCCGTCCCTGTGATAGCACTCCCAGACAATAATTGAGTCCTTCTTGGATGGCTCGGTAATGCCCTGCTTAGAAAGTTTGTGCTGATTGTAGGCCGTAACGCCCGCACCGGCTGAATTTCCAGTACCAATTAGTCTTTTTATAAAATCATCGCTCTGCTTGTACTCTTCGTGCCTTCGGTACTGCTCTTCACTCATCTCGAGTATATGGCAGCAGCGATCACAAGTGCCCATGTCCACCGTTGAGGGCGGAACCACCAAGTACATCGGATTAACCGAATCGAATTTTACAGCCTGAGTCGGTTCATCCCAATAAATTTTCATAAACGAAATTCCGCAACGAAGCATTGCCGCTATGTGGACTTGTATCTCAACCTCAAAATTGGATCTCTCTCGAAGCTGATAGCTAAACCAGCTTTCAGCAGCATACCTGTACTGCTGCAAGGAGGGGTTTCTGGGTACAAAACTGGCCAGATTTTCAGCGGTGTAGATCTGGTTAATGTAGAATGGAACAAATTTTGATATAACGCTGTTTGCCAGAGGATAGTGAAGATCGGCCGCCCCAGCCCAAGGCTTCTTTTTGCGCCTTAGCCCGCCGTTGGTCATGGTGTACCAGACTTTTTGTCTCTCCTCCCATGAGGATCTGGCCTTTAGATCCTCGCAAATGGCCTCAAACAGCTTCTCTGTTGTCAATTAATCGCCGGCATCGTAGCCGCCTCTATCGTTTGCGTATGATTGCGTCTCATTACCAAATACATCCGTATGCATCCGACTACCATCCAGTGACTGCTTGGTCAAGCTCGGCCTATTCCGGAGCCATGCCCATATTGCCCCAGCCGCAGCGTCCGCCCTGTCTGGACTCGCTCCGGCAGTTCTCTTCTTATAGTCCGCCTTACTCTCCAGCTTTATGTCTCCACTGGAATTGCACGCAAATTTTCTGGTGCACAGTTGGCCGTCCAGAATGTCATCCTTGGGCAGGATGACTCCGCGATCCTCAATCAGCTTTGCGGCCATAAACAGCATTTCGGCGGCTTTTGTCGCATAGCCATGTCCGCCACTTGATCCAAAGTTAACCCTGTTTACCGAATACCCCTGCTCGTCCATGCGCCTGATCATAGGAGATCCGATTCCGCCGTTATCCGCATAGACAAGTTTGCTGCTTATTCCGAGCCCGCGAAGCTCCCGAATGACCCTGCCAACCGTCCTCATCTCGTCCCTATCCTTTATGACGATAAGGGGCATCAGCCTGTTCCCATCCATAATTGCCACAACTGTTTCATCAACACCCGCTCCACCCCAATCAATAAACGCAACCTGTTGTGTTTTGATGTGCTCTGGCGGGGTGGCTCTGCATTCGCTCAGCTTGGTTTCCGTGATGACCGTTTCGTTATCTGATTCGTCTACAAACTCATTATACACCATGCTCCGAATCAGGGGATGGTCTTTCCCGTAAAGCTCTTCGAGCCTAGCTATCGAATCCTTTGTAATATGGGGGCACTGTGTTACAGGAATTGTAAAGGTCTTCCAAAACTTGGCGTGCTCCCTAAAGCACTTTGCAAAGAAACTATTGGCGGAGCCTGTGCTTGAAATAGCGAGCCAGCGGTTGGGCTGAGTCCTCTCCCCCGCATGCCAAATCTCGGCCGGAATCGACTTGGCCTCGTCATACACAAGCATGAGATTGCCCTCGCCCGATGTGGTGCTGCCCTTGGGATGCCAACCCTCCATCCTCTGAGGCTCGTCCGTAGTGAAGGCTACCGCCCTTCCGTTAATGGGGCTGATAAGCTCGTTAGAGTTAACCGTCCAGCCCTTCAGCTTGGAGGCGTACTGGTGGACAGTCGCAAACAGTCCCGACTTGATCTGCCGGCCAACATTTGATGTGACGATTACATAGCTGTTTGGAAATACGGCGCAGTGCCAAATAATCGCCGGAACAACAAGAAAACTGGATTTTCCCGAGCCGTTAGGTGCCCTAACCGCAACCCTGCCACCCGCATCAAGCGCATCCATGCACTGGATCTGCCAAGGGTAAAGACTGCCAAGCTCAAGACACTGGCTGGAAAAGCCGGCCAGTGAGGAAAGTATTTTTAGTTTTTGCGAATCATCCACGGCTACCGCCCGAAGATGTCGGCAAGTAAAGGAGAGCTACGCTTGAGCTTTAGGGTGCATCCGCCGGATTTAGGCCTGAACGAAATAACTCTATCTGCGTGCTCCCACCCCTCAAGAGATTTTAGCTCTTCCTGCGCCTCGGGAAGGCTTAGGTCATAACAAGTCTCGGTGGTTCCGTCGGCGTATGTAATTAGGTTTGTGAGATCTGATGCACTTTCGTATTTAAAGATAAACTGTGTTCTTTCAAAATCCGAGTAAGCCGTATAGCTCTTATTGTGCTCGCCCGAAGTCGCATGCCAGATGTCTCCATTCAAATGAAGGCAATAAATAGAGTTGCACGAAGTCGATCTAAAGCAATGGTATATAAATTTTCGCGTTTTTGTGTCTGCCTGAGTAAGCCAATACAGCGGAAGATCGCCCCTCGAAATACTTCCGGACTTTAGCTGCGCGTAGAAGCTGTCGATATCGCCAATAGGCTGAAAGCCCATCGTCTTGGCATGCAGCTTATAGAGATCGTAGTATTGCTGTTTTATTGGAGCATCCCTCAATAAAGAAGTGATGAGTTGAAAAACTGCGCCAAAAGTTGCTCCGAAGTTTTGGTGCTGGTGTAGGATTTTGCAGCCATACCCTGCCAGTACGAGATGTCCTCCCCGTTAACATCTTCCATCCCCTGTTCGGCCATAAGCACGCCCACGCCGAAATGCGAAAGCCATTCTTTGGCATCTTCTTTGTTCTTCGGCATATCGCCAATAGGAATCGCAATTGGCGGCTTTGATCCGGCCGACTGCTTTGACTTTTCGCTAGAGAAAGATGCGAATAAAGTTTTCGAGTCTGGGTCAACTCGATGGATGTAGGTAGTTACGCTGTTAAATTGTGGGAATCTTGCTGCCATACGCCCACGCTATCGGAATTGATTTTGCGGTCAAGCTGTTTTCGACTGTTATGCAGTTGCATTTGCTTTTGACGCTTCCTCCTTTTTCGAGCCTGTATCCTGCGCTTGATCCGAAACTTCAGTGCGTAGACATCGTCGTTTGCTAACTTCTTTTTTAGCCATTTTCTGCATAGCCCATAAAAGCGGGTTTTGTACACCTCGTCGGCGTGCAGCCTAGACTTGTGTTCCGCATAGTCCCAAGGCATGGATTTTAGCCCACCCCGTGTAGCCCATAATGCGTATGGGGTGTGTGTTGCTTGAGTGTATTATATAAGTGTAGGGGTGCGGGGGGTGCCGGCGGGCGGGTGGTGGGCTTGCGCCGAGAACGAGGAAGGTGGCCAAGGCCTTGGGGCTCAGCAATAAAAAGCATATAGGATTTCATGTGCTAATCTGGGGAGGTCTTAGCAAGTGACTCATCATCAGCGGGTAAGTCACCGCTAATCTTTTCGGAGGATAACACTGTGCATGGTATCGGCTGAGATCGCGCCTCGCTTAGCCTCTCGCATAATCCCTTCCCAAGCTCGACGGCAAGTGTGGATGTCACTCCACCCGAGACTCTTAGCTCTGCCTTCGCAGAGAAGTCTTCCGGCCTTATCCTCTCGAGTAGCCACATCGCGGACTGCGGTGATGTATTGGCATGCTGGCGGAGCTTCTGGAGATTGTCAGACACAAAACTCTCCCGCTCTCTTTCGATGGCATTCTGGAATTCCGGATTCTCATCGCGCAATTCGATCAACTTACCGACCGACATGCCGATTGCTCCGGCGATCATTTTATAGCTCATGCCGAGGCGGGCGAGTTTCAATATCTCATCGCGCCGGCGTTGCGAGAGCGCGTCTAAAGTTATGCGAGGCCTGCCCATTCTTCGCGGTCGTGGTCGCGTGGCTTCCATGGTCGGAGTGACTTCGCCGTTTTCAATGGCGATGCTCAGGCCTTCCACCGGTTGCGTGCTTTTTCTTTTGGGCACCGCACGATTTATGTTGCCGTGAAGCTACAGGGCAATCTTATAAAGCGATTGCTGATTGTGTCCTCTCGGCGGAAGACAGACTGAACAAGGCCGTGCGAGAGCGTATTCCCCGACGAGCGGAGACTAGTGAACTCCATCCGCTCTTAAAAAGATAGGCGAGATATCCGAGACAATCGGACGCGAATGCTGGTAAGCACGGGCGCGAAAAGATTCTCACTGCGAGGGCGCATCCCAATGATGACCACCTCGAGGCCTTCCCGCATTTAGCGGGGAGGCTTCTGCTCAGATCACAAACCCAATAAATGAAAGTTTCTCAATGACCACTTCGAGTCTGCTTATTGAGTAAAGTCACCCGCTGTCACCATACTATCCAACAAAACAAAACCCTTTATAGGCCATCCTAGAGCGTTTTTTAGGCATAACTATGTTGTGTCATAAAGAATCTATACCATATACAAAGTAGTTGCACGCCCACCGTTCCGGTGTATTCTGGTGTTACAGAAAGGACACATAGCACATGAACAAAAAAACAAAAACGGTGGTTAAATTGCGCGCTTGGCGCGTATTACCTCGCAGTCGTTACATCGTCGTCTCCGAGGACGGCAAGCGCAACATCTGCAAGGTATACAACGCGCGAGGCGGAAGACTCGAATCAGAGGCTCGCGGGAATGCTTTGCTGATTGCAAATGCACCCAGAGCCTACAACGCACTCCTACTTCTTCTCAGTGCGCTCAAGCCGACCCTTCGCGGATCAATCGGCTCGCTCGCGTTGGAGAATGAGGAGTGGCGTGCGCTTAGGCTCGCATGGGTCGACGCGCTGAAATTAGTTAGCGAAACACAAACCGACCCAGTGGGTCAAAAGGAGCAGACAAAATGAACATCCAGATTAGCGCAGAAAAGCTGAGCCAGTTTGCTCGGCTTGCAGACCTTAGCATCTCCCGCCTCATAGGTGGCCGGCGAGATGATAAGGCGACCGAAGAGGTCGAGCGGAAGCATCACATCGAATCTGGCACCGGTGGCAGATTCGTAAAGGCACTGATCAATCCGGTCTATCTCAAGGCCATCAACAAGGCCTCGAGCCGGATTCGCGAGAACTTCTACAAGTTCACGCTCCCTTGGCACGGGGAACAGCGCGTGCTTCCGGTGTCGGTCTATGACCGGTTCACTGAGATACACAACAAGCTGGTCATCGAGTTTGACAAACTCGCGGACGAGTTGGCGGAGAAGTACCAAGAGATCAAGGACGAGGCCAAAGAGAGACTCAACGGTCTTTATAGGCCGGACGAATACCCCGAGACATCGAACATCTTTCGGGACAAGTTCGCCGTCAACCTCGACCAGTTCTCATTCCCCCGCGAAACAGACCTCCGTGATCCAGTGCTACAGGCTCGGGCGTTGCAGGCTGTGAGTGGAAGGCTCGCCGTTTGCCATGCCAAGCTACTGGATCGCGTGATTGAAAGCCTCCAGAGATTCTGGGTCACGCTGGACAGGTCGGACGCGATATTCCGCGACTCGCTCGTCGGCAATATCCGCGAGGCACTCGACGAGGCTGATGCCCTCAACTTCACCGGCGACAGCCGGATAGCCGAGGCCATCGCGACTGTGCGTGCGGGGCTCAGTGGGCACTTGGATGCCGATCTGCTCCGCGAGAATAAATTTGCCCGCACTGATGCGGTCAAAAAAAGCAAGGAGGTGCTCGAAACGATCTACTCGTTAAAAAGCACGCTTGGCGTATCTGCTTAGCAGAGGATCACAGTCAGCCTCACGGCGACCCCGTGAGGTTGAAGTGATCCCCGACTACGGGGTGCACTAACAAAACAAAAAAAAGGAGGACAGACAACATGAACAAAATCAGCAACACAACCAACAGCGTGAAGGTGGGCAAACTCGCGGAGGACTTGTACCTCGCGTTTAAATCCCGCATCTCAACGCTACTCATCGGACGGGCTGGAGTCGGCAAAACCGCTCTGGTTCAAAGCGCGTGGAAAAAACTCTGCTCAGAGGTCGGTGGCGATCCCATCGTGGTGGTCGACACTCCGGCCTGTAGCGATCCCACAGACTACAAGGGGCTCCCCGTGGTGCTCGAGGGCAAGGCAACCTTCGACCCCATCGGACTGCTCCGCCGGCTACTCAACGCAACCCAACCCACACTGTGCTTTCTCGATGATCTCGGGCAGGCCAGTGAGGCCGTGCAAAAGGGGCTCCAGCATATTATCTGGGCTCGCGAGGTAGAGGGCAGGCGCATCCCAGATTGCGTGCAGTTTGTCGGCGCGACCAACGCGCGCACAGACCGCGCCGGTGTGGGCTGGCTCATCTCCCCTCTCATCGGGCGGTTTGATGCGACGATTGAAGTACTCCCAGACCTCGAGCACTGGAGCCAGTGGGCAGTCGAGGCCGGCATCTCCCCACAGGTGCTCTCGTTCCTGCAATTCAGGCCGGACAGGTTCGCGGAAGAACCGACCGCTGAGTTTGCCAAGAAAGTCGCGTGCCCCCGCTCATGGGAGGCCGTGGACAAGGTGGTCAAGGCCGGACTGGTGTCGCCGGCATGGCTCGCCGGAGCGATTGGGCAGAGCGCGGGGCTCGACCTGTTCGGGTTCCTCAATGTCTACGATGGGCTCGCTGATCTACCGCATCGCGTGCTCAACGATGGCGAGAAGGCTCCCCTGCCCCAGAAGCCGGAGGTTCGCTGGGCTTTGACTGGCGCGCTCGTCGCCAAGTTAAACGCGCTGAAACTGCACGGGCACGAGGATGTCGCGAAGAACTTCTTTGCCTACATCCCTCGGCTCGGTGGTGAGTTTGAGGCGTTTGCAGTTAAGAGCGCGACCAAGGCCGTGGAGAACTTCACGACTTGGGAAACCTATGGCGACTGGGTCGAGGAGCGCGGGCAAGTGCTCGTACTCAAATAAGGAAAGGTGGTGACCAAAGTGAAGACTAAAAAGAAATCACCCACGCTTGGCCTGACCCCCGCCGAGGAGAAGCTGTCCAAGGCAAGGATCCACCTAGTGTGCACTGCCCCGTTTTTCGGGTCGGTGGCACTGGGGGTTCCCTGCATCTTAGATGAGCGGGCGAGGACTGCATGCACTGACGGCCGTCAAATCCGGTTCGCGCCCAGCTTCCTCGCCAAGCTGGATACGCGACAGGTTGTCGGGCTCATCGTTCACGAGGTGCTCCACATCATCCTGAAGCATTCACTGTTCCGCGAGGATCGTGATCCAAAGCTCTGGAACATCGCGTGCGACTACGCGATCAATCTGATCATAAAGGACGGCGGGTACTACCTTCCTACCAACGGATTGATCGACGAGCAGTACCGAGGCCTTTCGGCGTTTCAAATCTACGACCTGTTGGCACAGGACGCTGGCAACACGACGAGGCCGGACGAGGACGAAGGAGATGAGGGCGAGGGAGATGAGGAGGGCGAAGAGTCAGACGGTGCCGGAGACGGCGAAGAGGAGGGTGAGTCCGATTCGTCCGCAGCGGGCGGTAAAGGCTCCGGCAAATCTCCGACAGGTTGGGGAGATGTTGAAGACCCAACCGACGAGCAAGGGAATCCCCTTAGCGAGTCCGCCCTTCAGGAGGTGGCCGATAAGATTGACGGGTCGGTGGCAGTGGCCGAGTCCACAGCGCGCATCGCCGGAAATCTGCCGGCCGAACTTGACCGGATTCTCGGCGAAGCCAAGAAGCCACTGGTCAACTGGCGCGATGCTCTCAGGAGGCACCTCACTGAGGTCAGTCGCGACGACTGGTCGTGGCGCAGGCCTTCTCGCAGGCACCGCAATTTTGTGTTGCCTAGCCTCCACTCCGAGGGGCTGGCGACCATCTTGGTGACGGTCGACACCTCCGGCTCAATTGACAGGGATCAGTTCGAGCAGGCACTGGGTGAGGTCTGCGAGGTAGCCCAGTCGATCAAGGGAAAAGTTTTCCTCGGATCGTGCGACACTCAGCACTACGGGTTCGAGGAATACAACTACGGCGATCCCTTGCCGGAACTAAAGGGAGGCGGGGGCACCGACTTCAGAGATTCAGACCGCGCGGTTGAGGACATCATCGCAACCGGTGAGGAGGTGAAGGTTCACCTGTTTATCACAGACGGGCTGACATCATCTTGGGGGAGCGAGATCGTGCCGACAGTCTGGGCGATCCACAGCGACCCAACTCAAAGCATCGAGCCACCGTTTGGTGAGAGGCTCGACATCCCCAGAGGTTCGCCATGATCACCGACCAGAAAAGTCTTGGCCGGCGAGAGATTCGCGCGGGGGTTGCCTTGTTAAAGGCAATCCACCGCACGGCACCTGAGCGCAACGCCGACACGCTCAGACATCTCAAGTCGTTGAGCGATGCGAAGCTCATCAATTTCGCCACTGATCTACATAGGCAGTTCTATGTGGATCGTAGCGTACTCATCCCCCACGACACCCAGCACCGACTACAGTCCGCCAAGTCGGAGTTGGAATCGCGGGGGTACAGGCAAGTAAACACAATCCAGTTCATCTACGATGAACGGGCGGACGCAAGGAGCAAATAACATGAACAGCACAGTCACAGCAAAAAGCAACGGCACGGCTGGCGTGGCGAGGGAGAAGAGATCCCCTCGCCCCGTTCCGGAATCCGTGTGGATCAACAAGGCAAACATACAAAAGTACCTACCGCCTGCGAGGGCGAAGCGAGTGCTAGTCGCGGGTGTGACCGGCACGCTCGTCGGAGACGCGCCACATATCACGGCGACCAGATCGCGCTGGGATCACACCGCCAACAGGCAGTGGGATATCTTTGAGGCGTGGGCTGAGAAGAAGTGCAACGCCTACCGAATTGAGCGCGGGGACAAATCATCGGCGGGCGATCCCGCCGGCACCGCCCATGTCGGAGACTCACTGCAACGCATTTTGAAACTGAACGGGGGGCATGGCTCGGCATTCTCCATCGAGCAGGAATCATGCGGACAGGTACTGCGCGAGCATCTGAGCATTCCAATACGATGGAGGTTTAACAACGACTCGAGGGCACTGGTGCCCTACTTGATCGAAGAACTTCGGGGGCTTGTCCTCGAGGGCATTGCCGGACTGGAGCACACTGTGCACGGTTCCGAGAGGCGGAAGTCGCGCGCCACCGTTTTGGCGTTGCGCAAGCTCTTGGGGTTTGAGGACTCGCACAAGTACCCCGACAGCGTGCCCTTTCAGAAGGAGGCGAAAAGCTACGAGCAAACCCTGCAAGGCTCATGGAAGGACTATAAGGTCACGCGCCATGGGAGTGCCGGCAATTCCTGTGAGTTAATATGCACTGGGAATAATAAGCAGGGATTCCGCGCCTCGATCAGCTTCTCATTCCGGCTGGATGACAAGAGGTATCGCGGGAAGAACTCCCACAAGCTGGTGCAACTATTAGAGCTCGTCGATTCGTTTGTCGGTCGCGGGAGAAAGGAGCTACCCAGTGAGTAAGAAAGCACAAAGCGAGGCGAGGCTTTCCATTACCCTGCCAAAAGAAGTGCTCGGGCAACTCGAGGACATCTGCAATTTGCAGGGCGGTCGAAGCGTTGCCAGTTTAATCCGAGAATGGGTCGGTAGTCGTTGCGGGTTCGCTCTGGAAGAGCTCCGGAAGTTGGAGGCAAAATGAGCGTGGTAAACTCAGCCTTTAGCTCGCGAACCGTGAGAAGGAGAGCGAAGAAGACCTACCGAGAAAGCAACCGCGACTGCCCCTCTCTTGAGCAGTGGCAGTATCTACGGCACATGGTGAAGCGAGGGAGGGACGATGTCCTAGCCAAGTCGATCACCTCGCGGCACAAGCGCGATGCCCTAGAGGCCTTGGGATCGATTGATGCATGGCTTCAGTCGCGTTTCGGGGTGAGGTTTGAGAGCCGGCTCGACGAGGTGGGGCGATGAAGCACTTGATCGATCTCGAAGAGGTAAGGACTCACACCCTTGTGGCGGTTGGGGTGGCCATTGGTCTGGCAATCTCGCTAGCCCTTGTGCTTATCTCATCTGCTACGCAGTTGGCGGAGCGGTCTATCCTAGAATCGAAAATCAGAATCGGCGAATCGGCGAGACGCTAGGGGTCGGCGAGGGAGGTTCAATTCCTCCCCTGCCGTACTGTTTCTCGAGCAAAGCAAAATCCTGTAGCGCATTGTGGGGCACAAAATAGCAGGGCGGGGGCTCACCATAGTACCACTTGGACTGCTTAGCGTCCTCGGCCTTGATCCACCCAACAATCTTATACTCTGGGCACTGTCCAGTTACGCAAACAATAACGCCGGAATCATCCGGCCTTACCTTTAGATCAGCGCGGGAGCTCCATCTGACCTCTATGTCTGTCAGATGTATGTCCGGTACATGGAAGGTGTTGACCCCGCAACCCCAGTAAACCCCTAACGCCTTGCATACAGATAGCTCGGCGCAAGCAGACTCGATATGATTGCCCCATAACTGGCCGGCGTATCTTTCGGGGAACCTGTTCTTGCGCTTCATCAGGACTGCCTCGGCGTTGCGCCTAAGACCCACATTTCCGGCAGTCAAAACTTCACTTGCAGTAAGAACTACAGTGATGGCTTTATGACACTCTCGCACAAGGTCTATCATCTGTCAGACTCGTCGTTTGTTTGATCGTGCCGTTGCACGCGCGGCGGCCGTAATGGGCTTGGTCTTGAAAATGTCTGTGAATATCGGGGTAGACTCGCCAACATAGGAGCCAAGGATATTGTAGTTAAAGTATTCCTCGGCTTCCTCGGGGTTCATCTGGTCATTCTCCATCAGCTTGGAAATTATTTTCGCCTTGTCGTAAACCACCAAGGGAGGGAGCCCGATCCTGTGCCCAATTCCAATAATGCAATCGTCGTAGTTAGTAACGAGCATCGCCCCCTCGGCAAGCTCTTCGATCTGCTCGACAATCGACCTCACCGGAAGTCATCTCCCAGAATCCAAGCCACCGCAACCCAACGCTCGCCCCACCAAGGAGCCCTCGCCCTGTGCGTGAGGAAGCTGGGGAAAAACACGCCGGCACCCTGCTCCCGCATGTACTTTTTATTATAGATCTTGTCGTACATTTGAAAACCTCCTCCGATATAATCAGTCGGCTTGGACAGGTTAAAAACTGCGGTGATTTTCCTTTTGCTCCCAACGAATGTGTCCCAGTGCCACGCAAAACGCTGGAATGCCCTGTACCTTAGCACCTGTACCGACTGGATATCGTTTAGGCTGAACCGGTAGTTGGCATCGTTAACATTAAACACAGCGGTCAGTATCTTCTGGTACATCCATTCAAGTCGCTCGGTTCTTGGGAGCCAGACAGCCGAGCATGTTCTCGATAGGCTTGTCTGGGACTTGCCATCCTTGAGCACCGTAGCTCGCTCAAGCTGGGCAACGGTCGCGTCCAGAATAATGGACATGCACTGATTGGGCGTGAAAACATTCGGGAGACAAGTTCCGGCTGTTATGTCCTGCTCAGCAGTTATGCTGGGCGTGAAATTAGTGAAGGCTGGGTGTTTCACATGGTCAGTTAGCACTGAGGAACAGACAGATCGACCCGTTTGCGGATCTCCCGCAACTCCATGCCCAGCCTTCAAATCGGAAAGTATTACCCGTTGTTTACTTTGCAAATTATTTTTTTCCTTCATTTGTTTTCTCCTGTTATTTGGGCAAGGGCTAAGCAAGCCCGAGCCAATGCATTTCTTGCGTGTATGGCTACTGACTCTTGATCCTTTAATTCCACCCCATCCAAAATCATTAATGCTTGGAGGGCGTGTCTGGCCACTCTGGCCAGATGCCATCGCGGGTCTGACTCAACGCCCTGATTCCACGATCCGGAGCCGTGCTTCCCGCTGACAAGACTTTCGTCCATCACCTCGATCATTGTTGTGTACGCAATCTCCGCCAACTGCTCGGTGCTTGGAGTAGTCCTCTCTATGGGTGCGCGGATGCATGTGGTATGGGTCACATCTTCCTCTCTGGCCGGCTTGGTCTTTCCAGCCCGTACATCGCGTTCTCGGTGCCCTTAACCTCGGACATGTCCACACAGATATGCTCTCCAGTGTTAAGCTCTATTAAGTAAACTGGGTTGTCTGTCTTCCCGTAATCAATCAGCGCAAGCCAAAGCCCCTCGCCTCTCGGTGTCTGCACCCACCTTTCGTTAGGAAGAAAGGCTATCATCTACAAAGCCTCGGGCGGGTCGTAGTGAAAGGACTGGTGCTTGGGATTAAACTTAAAGGGAATGTCTGCGGAGTTTGATCCACGACGAGACTTCCTTATTTTAACATACAACTTGCAGTCATTTAGCTTGGCGTTTCTTCGGTCAAGAATAAGGACTTCGTCCGCATTCTCTGCCAGCCCGTTGCTGTCCTTGAGGTGATGCAGTTCCGCCTGCTGGTCGTACACGCTTTGGCGGTTTAGCTGTACGCATCCAAGTATTGGTATCTCAAGCTCCTTGGCTAAGGCCTTGGTGTGCGCGGCAACCATCTCAAGCTCCCTTGCTCGGGAGTCTTGCTTCTTGCTGTCCACATGAACCTTGCCGAGTAGGTCTATTACCAGAAGATTGCACCCCTTTCGCACAAGTCGCCTCGCCTCCGCCCTGACCTCATGCATCGACCATGTTGGTCTATCCATTATGGTGAGTGGCAGGGTTGTCATTTTTTCGGCAACTTCCTCTAGTTCCTGCATCTTGTTACCGGTCAGACCGCCCATCGTGCGCAGATCGTCAGTGCTAATCACTCCGGACAGGGCGATCATCCTCTCGGCAATATCGCTAGCCGATAGCTCCATGCTGATGTAGCCACATTGTGCCCCATGCTTCAGCGCATTATTGCAAAGCTGAATTGCGAAAGCCGACTTGCCCATGTTGGTAAACCCAGCAAGCAAGATAAGATGCCCGTTGCACAAACCGCCGATATGGTGGTCAAGGTCTGGGTATCCGGTGGGAATGCCGGCAAATTTTAGGCCGGACTTCGCGAGGGTCTTTGCCCTCTCTGCGACTTTGACGGCAGCGTCACCCACAGCTACCCCCTTCTGCCGGCTATAACCGCCATTTGAATACTGCTCGAGGGTCGCAGCAATCTCGTCCGACTTGTGTCCTGCCTTAATAAGGCGGAGCCCCTCCTCTGCTGACTGATACATCGCCCGTATCCTCGCAAGCTCAACAAGGCGATCCTCAAATCCGGCCATATTATTCCGGACTGAAACCAGTGGCTGGCTCATCACGACCGACAGGAAGGTTTGCACCAAGGGTCGGTCTGCGTGCTTAATCTCGCCCAAGACTAGCAGTGGGTCAGCGGGGGCATTGCGAATGCTTAGCTTTCTTAGCGCATCGTGCAGATACTTTGCCGCTGGGTTTCCGAATAGCTCAGAGCTCCAACCGCAAACCTCTTTATGCGCCTCTGGGTCTGACATTGCCGTGGCAAGCACGGACTTTTCCAAGTCAAAATCAAATAGGACGGTATCGCTCATACGGCTGGGTTATTTTTCCACTCGAGCGATGCTCGCGGGGGCTGGAGAAGTATCTTGTGCAGATCCTCGGCTCGCATGGCCACCATCCATCCGGTCTTGTTGCGCTTGAATGCGACCGCCGGAGTCTTGTCCTTGCCGGCATCTCGAACAGCCTGCTCGATTGCCTTCCAAATGTTCAAATTCTCAACCCACTTAACTTCCCAGTGGAATCCGTCATCGGAGACAACATCCGGAGAATCTGGGGAACCGGAGTATTGTCTTCCTCGGCGGGCTGAGATGCCGTAAGTGCGCAGGAAATCTCTCCACAGTCTTTCCCCGCGCTTGCCCTTCTGGCAACCATTGATCGGCATCTCAACCCCCTCAGATCGTCTTAGAATATTTCCGAAGACGCGCCGGCTAGGCTAGATCCCTCGATCTCGGTGAGTGAGATCGAAAGCATCTTGTTGCCGTTCTTATCATCGCGAACCCAGCAAGCGGCTTTGTACTTGCCTGCCGGAATCTCGATACCCTCATCCACCCACTTGTCGCCGTCCTTCTTCCGTGGACTTGTGAACTTGGGTGCCTTGGGGTTTTCTTCAGCCCGTTTATTCCCAAACAGGTTGATCTTTACTGCTTTGCCTTGCGTTTCCGTGGCCATGTGTTTCCTTTCGTGCGATCCTCTAGTTTTTTGTATTCAGAATGAAGGCGTAGGATCGCGTTCCACACCTCAGTCTGATGGGTAAGGTCTTCTATTTTCCGCTCCTCGATATCCCCGTCTTTGCCGATCCTCAAAAGGACTGCCGATTGCACGGATTCGTCAAACGGCAACTGGTCTTCATACAACATCTTGTAGGCAGCAATCTGTACGGAGTATTCGGCGTGTAGGCGCGAGCCCGTTTTGTAGTCGCAGATAAAGACCGTACCGTCCTGAGCCCTAGCAATTAGATCAACAGTTCCGCCGTACCCGAGGTTCTCGCTCGCGAATTGAACCTCAGAATAAATCTTTTCAAACTTCCCCTTAGACCACCATGACTTCCAAGTCTCAAATATGTTGGTGGCATCATTCACCTCGTCCTTGTTGCACTTTGAGAAGTCGCCCTGTTTCCCGTTAAGGAAGCAGTCAATCTGGAAGTGTACGATTGAGCCCACCCGCCTGCCCCTGCCCCCGTGCTCCTCAAGGCACTTTCCCTGCTTGCCGAGTCCGTGCGCCCAAGGCACTAGGGCTGGCTTGGATATGTGCTTGCCAAGTATGGCGGTTACGGAGGGCAGATCGACCACCCTGCTTCCAATCTGAATCGAGTACTTCTGATGCGGGGCATCCAGATCGAGAACAACCTTATCGCTCACAAGGTAAGCCCTCCCCATTTTAAGCAGTAATAAACGCAGAAAAGCATAAGCATGATGCTGATAACCACGCCCAAGTTGTCTTCGTTATTTGGTCGTATCATCTGCTTAGCAGACGCTTTGGGCGTTTAGATTTGCGCTTTGCAAGTTTCATATCCCTCTCCATCTCCCTAAGTATCTTGTGCCAAGCAATTTCCTCAACGATGACATCCCTCCAGCCATAGTCCTTGTGCTTGGACATGCGCCACTCGGTAAATTTCTTACTGCTGTAGCTCACAAAGTTTTTTCCTTACCGCAGTGGGGTGCCGGCCTATGACATCCAAAAGGCCACTGTCCGCCACATCCATGAAGGGCTTATCCACTCCGTTGGGGGGCGGGACTGCCGGAAACTTAACCCCAATCTTTTTGCAGCTAGCCTCGCTTAGCGAGCGAGAGAACGCATAAAGATCTTCTTCGGTCAAATTGTGCGCGCTGCATGCCGCGATGAACCGATCCGCCACATCCACTACGGAGTTACTCTTTAAAGGTATCTTAACCACATTTTCCGGCACCTCTATTTTAGCGGGGTTAGCCTTGTACACCTCATCGGCCGAGCACATTGCGTCCTCAATTCCGATGCCCAGCATTCCCAGTGCCCTGCCAACCGCGCTTGTCTCGGCGTTTTCAAGTGCGCTCATTCCGTTAACCGTCCCCGTCCACTTGGCTTGGCTATGTCCGACAAAAAACCGTTCCGGCGTTTCGCAGTCCGGAGTAACAGTTGCTTTAATAAAAACATGCTCGGCTGGATTCCCGAAAATTTCCGTTACTATCTTTCCGTTTTTGTAGACCTTGTGAAACACTCCCACCCGAGTGTGAACCTGTACATATTGCGCCCCACCGCGAATGCTGATCGACTTCACTTCACCATGCGTTGTTTTCATTGACTGATATTCCTCCTATTTTGTTTTAGTTTTTCTTCATCAAGGCCGAGTCAACCCAGCACTTGTTTGTCAAACGGCGGTCATTGGGACATTTGCGCAGGCCGACCTTGCTCGACCAGTTGCGCGCGCTCCCGTAAGTTCGGTTTAAATAAATTGCGACATCCCGTAAAGTCCACCAAGGCTTCGCCAGTACATCGGTAATTTCCTGCGAAGAATATTTCGTAAACTTTGAGGCCATGGAATGTAGTTACTTTCTGGATATTATCTGTCAACAGATATTTAATATTTGAATAAAATATTTAGTATATGATAATATATACTTGACATCTGTCATTACCTGTCACAGATTGTCAGCAATGAAAACAAAAATAACTAAGAACATATCGGGTCACTTGTCCGGTGGTGCGCTGGCGCACAACATTGGTTTGCGTTGCCCGAAAGACCTCAAGCTGGCCGTCGAGCGGATGGCCAGATTGTTGGACAGGTCGGAGAACTCGATCATATGTGAATGCGTCATGGCCATAGATGAGATGTCCCGCGCATTGACAGATAGAGATGCAGGGCACATGCCAAAGATGGTGTACTTACTGCGAAGCGCGACTCAGTACATGGCCTCAAAAGGATAGTCATATGGCGAGTCTTCATAAGGTAAGAGGCAAGTGGTATGTCTTTTACCGGCTATCCGGACAGCAAAAGTGTTTATCTACAAAGCAGATAGGCAGAACCCCAAACGCCGTAGCCCGCTCCATTCTGGATAAGTACATCCAGATGGAGGGCGCGGCAAAGCACGGTGTGCCATGGGTAGACTCTTCCCAGCCTGTGTCTGCATTGATTGATATGTATTGGCAATCAGCACCTTCCATGGCTCTTTGTACCCATACCAAGAAGGGCGCGCTATTAAATAAATTACGAAGATTCATGGGAAAACAGAGCGCAAGTTCTGTAACGGTAATTGATGCCGAGCGGTTTATGAACTTAGGGCTAAATCCCTCATTGGGCGATAGCACGAAAGATACATATAAAAACTTCATAGCTTCCCTGTGGGCTTGGGGGATTACCCGAAAGCTCGTTTGTGAGAATCCTTGGAAGGAATTAAAGTACCGTAGGACTCCAAAGGTTCCTCGCAGATGCTTAACCCAAGAGGAACTAGTAACCCTCTTGACCGGAACCAAGGGGTACATTTTGTTGGCAATATGCTTGGGCTTTTATCAAGGCGCGCGGATTGGCGACTGCATCGCGCTACATGCCGAGGACATTGATTTTAATAACCGGTTAATAACTTTTCGCCAGCGCAAGGGCAGCAGGGTCAATGCCCCAAAGTCCCAGACCATGCCGTTACATCCCAAGCTGCAAGAAATCTTGGGAGCGATTCCGCTGGTTTCCGGCAAGAGAGTAATTCCGCTCACAGCGTCCGACCTTGGAACTAGGGTTTCCAATGCAATGAGGAAGGTCGGGATAAACGCAACGCATCATTATCTGCGCCACACCTTCATCACCTCGATCATTAACAGGCGACAAGGGCTCGCGCAGGCATCAGAGCTTGCCGGACATTCAAGCTGGAACATTACGCGCAAGTACACCCACTTGGCGGTCGAGGAGCTAAGGCCTGCAATCGAGGCTCACAATAACAATAGCATAACAAGGCCGGTGCCAACCGCTGATCTATAGTGACATTTATAGCTGAAAGCAGATACCGCAAGTGGCTGATGCGTCGAATGTTTGTTACCTACAGAGATAACTACTGCGCCGTAGAGGATTTGAACCTCATACCTAGATCTATCGAGTCTTCAACAACTTGCACAAGAGTGCTTAACTTATCAATAACAAAGTATCCGTGTATAAAATCAAGGCCTATTCCCTTGCTTGTTAGACTGTCGTACAGCTTCTGGTTTATGTTGATTTCACTCCTGCAATCACCGTCGGTTAGGAACAGGCCGAACATCCCACCGCCAAGTTTGGCAATTGGTATCTTGATGTCCTTGTCCTTCTTTATGACACAGTGCGAATTGGCGATCTTTGCCAACTTAATGTAAATAGGATTTATGAAATATAAATTATTCTTAGCCATTGCCGTTGCGTCCCTCTCTCCGTGCCTCGGGGAAGAGCTTATACCGGATAATCATCGTGGGTATCTTTCGATTGATGAAGACAGGTCAGTATTCATATCAAACCCAACGAACACATACATCGGCGAAGTTGACGATGACGGCGACTTTATTGCGCTTGGTCGCAGGGGCGGCACATCGGCTTTCGGATCTACGATGGGCAGGAATTCCGTTATCGTGCTGGAATCGCCCGTCGAATAGCTTCGACATCTGATCTTACCGCCCTGTCTCTGGGATTGTAGGGGGCTACTGTTCCGCTTACTAGAGCCAGCGCGCTTTGCTGGCTTACCCCTTGCTCGCGGAGGATCTTGAGCACCTCGCCCCTGCTTACGCCAAGTCGCATGGCAGCATTAACTATCCGGCCTGTCTCAAGGAAGATGTCCTTCCGAGAATCCATCATGCCCTTGTAGGCATTCAATTTGCCCTCTTCAGTGATCTTGCTCCTGTCGTAGTAGGTCGCAGTAAATACTCCGGTAGCGTCATTGATCCGGTTGTTGAATCGTCTGGCCGTGAAAGAGAGCCCCTGCCTTGGATCGAGCGTAACAACCCGCTGCCCCGTAACCACAGCAAGCGTTTCCAAGGCCGGATCATAGGCTCGTCCGGTCTGGGTAACCTCCCCGCGAAGCCCCTTGTAGATACGCAATCCGGAGGTAACTGTCCCGATGTTGAATGCGTCAAACATATGGGCGGAAATTGCTGCCGACCGATCAAACAGGCTACCCTCTGGGTTGTATACTCGCCCGCCCGTGGTGCCCTTCTTGTTTCTGGTGATGTCGAGTATCTTGCCGGTGAGAATTTGCTCTCCGTAAAGCGGCTCAAACCCTGTCTTAACAGCCTCAAGCAATCTCTGTTCCCAGCTACCGTCAGCCTTTGCCAGAGCAATTAACGGGTCGCGGAAGTAGTTGTATGGGTCGACATACGAAAGGTTGACCTGTTGCACATTGCCCTTGTCATCCCTGCCAAGATACAGCTTCGTCGAATACTTGTCCCATGGCGCATCTAGCTGCCGGATCGCTCTGTCCTCTTCATCGTCGATGCCCATTGCGGTAGCGATTGCAGAGGCCGCAGCAGTAAATCCTACTGTTGCGACAAGAGATCCAACAAGCCTGTAGGCACCGGTCTTGCGGATCTCTGGGTTCTCAGATCTGAGCTCCTCGTTAATGGTGCCAATCAGATTATATCCGGTACGCACCACCTCCAAAGGGAAGCTGATAAACGACCCTAAGAAGGGTTGCGATCTGAGCGTATTGCCAAGTCTGGGGATGCGGCTGTATGTGGGAAGAAGGTTGAGAACTTTATCTGCGGCCATGACCTCGAGCCTTGAGGCCGGAGTGCTGGGGAAAGCCCTGCGCAATCTGGCGAGCTCCACCTCAAAGGCGATGACCTTTGGGATCTGATCACCTAGCTGGTAGGCACTAGTCGCAACCTTGCCCACGGTTTTAACCGCTCGCATGAGGTAGTTGTCGTAGAAATTGATGGCCGTGTTGACATTCGCGTCCTTGAAGTAGGACTGCATTTCATTGGCAAAGAATCCCTGCCCAACGATCCCGAGCCTCGACAGCTTCGCGGCGTAGTCCCGCATGGCCTTGTCCCTGCTGATGCCGAGCGTTGTGCCAGCCACAGGCAGGGCAAGCTCTCTGAGTTTTTGCAGGGCAATCGCCCCGTCCGGCGAGAAGATGTAGCCGTTTGCAACTAAGAACTGCGCGTTGCCAAGGACATTACGCACCTGTGTTTGAACCGATAGCACGGTCTTGGCGAACTTGGATATGCCGTTGGCCTTTAGATAGAACTCGCCCAGCTTCTGGATGGCACTCTCGGGGCGCGATCTTCCGCCAAAGGTGTAGCGGAGAGCGTCAGCAATCTCCTCGCTTGTGTAGATTTCGTTGCGCATCCCCTCAACAAACATGTTCAATGGGCTCGCTGTTCTGCTGCCATCTGTAACGATGCGGGTAGAGAAGCCCTGTCTTGGCGTGCTAAAGAAAATTTTATTCATGCCAGCGTCCTTCATGTCTCGCAGCATTTGGTGAGTCTCCAAGAATGCAGCCATCCTCTGAACCGAATTAAGGATGTTTACCCGTGGGTCTTTGATCTCGCCCCATAGTTGCCGGATCTCGGCGGGGATCTCTTTTCTCGGCGTAACTATAGACAGGTCTTTGGTCAGGCCACTTCCCAATAGCCCAAAAGGGCTATCTTCCGGAGAGGCCAGATAGTCTATGTACCCCCTGATCTCGCTCTTGGTTATACCGCTATTCTTGGCCTTGCTCAGGCCGGCCTGAAAGTCTGCCATAAACGCCGGCGACTTGGGGTCGATCCCGCTCTCGCCTCTGGCTAGGCTCTGCTCTTTTGCGTATGCATTTGCGTACTTAGTCTCCATCCAGCTTTTGACGGTAGACTCAATCTTGTTCTTCACCTCCTTGGGCAGGGTGTCGAATGGGTTCTTATAGTTTGGGTTCTCCCACTTCTCATATGCGCGCGTAACATAGACCCCCTTGTTGGCCTCAAAAACTGGTATCAAATGTTCCGGCACTGCGCCGATCCTGACCATCTCGGATGTCAGGCTATCAATTAAATTCCTCGCGTTGCCCACGGCTGCCGCGATCTGTGGAGCCATCCGGACACGAACCGCAGGATTCGAGAGGGCTTCATTCAGCCTCTGAACCTCCTTGTCATCCAGCTTGGACATCGGCTTTCCGGTCGCTGCCTTCACAGCGGCCTCGAGATCTGTAACCGCATTGTTCGCCCTCATCATCTTCTCGTTAATTCTAAACCCACGCTGCTCTCCGATCCTAAAGATGTCGTTGGGGAGGGCTCCGCCAGTCCTCAGTTGCTGCCTGCCAAATGAAATTAAGGGCTCCAGAAGGCGTTGGGCTTGCTCGCCTCGAGTGGATGCAGCTACCGATGGATCAAGATTTATTGAGCTCTCGCCCCGAGTTGAGGCCTGCACCTCTGGTGGGGCGCGAGAACCACCCTGCCCTGTCGCCTCGTCCATGCTTGGACGCTGGTCAGAAACATCCACGATGGTGGCAGCTTGCGGCTTGCTGAAGCCGGCCAAATCATACGAAGCATCCATAATGCTTTCGAGCATGTTGCTGTCTGTCGAAAGCCCAAGAAGCTCTCTGATGGCATCGACCAACGATTGCCATAAAGACTTATTCTGACCATCGCCCTTGAGGGTCTTTAGTACGGCCTGAGCGTTTGCGCTGCTAAACGCCGCAGCTATAAACTCATCCAGATTTCCAAGTCCGTAATCGCCACCACGAAACATTGTCGTGTCCGCATTGGAACTAGCCAAGGGCTTGTTCTTTGTAATCTTAGAAAAGTCTTCGGACTCATCAACAATCACAAGTCTTTGTGGCTCGTCGATGTCCTCCATGCTTTTTAGGTCAACTCTTGTTATTGACCCGAAATCAACATCGCGGTTGGTGGCATAGCCAAGCAGGGTCTTTATATACTGAATTGGCTCAACGCCCTGCGGGATCATGGACTTTGGAACCACTGCGGAGGCTTGATCTCGCTGGTAAGAATTGGTTGCAAAAACAGTTCCGGTGACAGATCGAACAAAATTTGCCAAATCAGAAATTTTTGAGTTAATGCCTTCGAGGGCTCCACCCTTCTGCCGGCGACGATCCCCGATCCGCCTCCCGTCATCCCGATAGGATGGCCTGAATTCAATCCCCCGCATATCACGGAAGCTCTGCTCCGTAGGAAGATATGCCCTTGCCCTTACGGTGTATTTGCTGCCCTCATCCCTAATCTCAATTCCAAACTTGGGGTTGTTTTCACTTTTTGTCTGGAACCCCTTTAGGTAGAAGCCGTCAAGATTAAGCTGCTTTAGCGTGCTCTTATATAGCTCGATAAGTCTTACTATCTTGGGGTCTTTTTTGTCGCCCTTTAGGTATTTCTCCAATGCCTTATTGTACGGGATTGGTGTCATCCTATTGGATTTTTCGGTAGCGAAATCATACGCCCTTAAAAAACTTATCTTGTCGGTCGTGAGGCTGTGAGCCGTTTCGTGCACTACGGTTGTGAATTCTGCCCCTCTTGAAGAATACCCAATATAGCCAAGACTTGATCTGTATGCCCTACGCTTGTCGCTTATCTTTATGGCTTCCTTTGTCAGCTTATTAGTCGCCTCCGTATTGCTGGTGTATTTGTCGGCATCAATAATGCTTTGGGCGATAATCCTGCCATACTTCTCGTCAATCCTTGGTTTGTGAGCTCCGCTTGCTACGGCATTGTCATAGAACTCAACGGCGCGCTTCAAGCTGGCAAGCGCATTCAGTGGCGATGACTTGGGGTTCTCTCCGCCAAGCACGCTGGCCGGAATATTTAGATCGGGATTTTGGTCGACCGATTTATTAAACACCTGAAACGGGAGCGGGTAGAAGCTCTGCTCGCCTCTCCTGCTTAACTCAACGCCGCTCTCGGGGGCGGTGGAAGGACTTGCTACATCATCGGCTGTCGGAACTGAATCGGAAGGGACGCTTGGTACTCTGCGCTCAACTCGTCCTCCCGCTTCCTGTCCGGCCAATCCAGATCCAAATAGTTCTCCCGTGTTAGCGGAATTTTGTTGAGGATCATATACTCCAGAGTCGGAAACTGCCCAGCTAGGCTTTTCAATTCCTCCAGCGATGCTGGAGATTCGCCGCCTTGTGTTGTCTGCGGTTGCTTCACCATTTGAATACTCCTTCCATGTGTCGTTTATTAAAGCCTTATTTTTCGCATTTTTAAATGTGGGCTTGAACAGACCCCTGACCGCTTCCCAAGTAATGCTCTGCATCTCTCGGGGTAAGACACCCCGCTCGGCAGCCGCATTCCTGTAGGCATCCGCATAAACTCCATACATACCAGACACCCCAGTCAGGCTTGAGGATGGAGCACCGACCCCAAGAGCCTGCCCAACCTCGAAGTCATTGCCGGAAAGGGGGCGCAATAAGCCTGCTGCTACTGCGTGCGTGTCAATTGTTACATCCCCGAAGTCAGATAGGTTAGGAAGAAGGATGTTGTTGTAGAAATTTCTTACCTTGTGCTCACCACCAAGAATCTTACTGATGTTCTCTCTGCTCCCATTCTCGAGTACGCTCACCCCCTTGGCGATAAATCCAAACGAAGTCCAAGCTGTCTTTGCGTCCTCTCCGGCTTTGGTCTTAAACTTTCCTAGCCTGCTGCCTTCCGGAGAGTAGGCGTAGTAGGATCTGTCATTGTTGGTTTGGTCATAAACCCTGATGAAGATAGCTTTTTCAAAGTTGCTGGTTAGCTGCGCGTAGGTCTTGCCAAGAGAATTTTTTACAGTCCGATACTGGAATGGCTTTAGGATTTTTCTGGCCTCCTTCATCATCGCCTCGGTAAACGGCTTGTCCTTGGCTTTGGTGTGTATGTCAATCAGACGCTCGGCCATTGTCAGATTAACAAACCAGTTGGCTCTTGGAGATAGGGACGCGATAACGGCCGCTACTTGCGGAGTCGTATAGCCATACTTAGAAGCCCACTCGTCGGCAATCTTTCTGCCACCCTGATACCACTGCTTAGCCCGCTCCCTTAGATTAGGGTCGTAAGAATCATACAAGTACAGGAGGTTGGCCTTAATGTGATTCGAGAAGTCTTTAATTACATCCTCGTCTGTCTTGGCCTCCGTCTTCCAGCCTATGTATCTCCTAAAATAATCCGCCTGTTTTGCAGCTAGATTCTTGTCTGACAGGATGGCATCCAAACCGATAACGAGATCAGAGCTAAGGCCGTCCTCAGATTTCTTTACGGCATTGGGAATTCGCTGACTTACCCAGAAGCCAAGATCCCCACGCTCTTTGGGGCTAAGATTGAGGGATCTGGAACCCCTCGCGGAAGCTGCTACTTCTGGCGACCCCTCTTGCGGTACGCTTTGCGCCCGATTGTCTTCTCCTGCTTGGTTGTTAGCTGGTCGGATGGTTCGTCCAATGCGGTCTGCCGCTGTCCGAAAACTCCCTTTTCGTCCAGCGATGTAATCAATTTGTCCACCCAACTCTTGTAGTCTTCCCCTGTCGTTGGGCGAGTAAACGCCACCGGCTCGTAGTTGGCTGATGCCTTCTGCTGTGTCGATTGCGACCCCAGCGGAGATGTCGAAAATTGCTTCCTGCTCTCCATTTTCAGCAAGGTACAAAGCGTCTTCTTTTTTGTCGAGAATAAAGGACATGTCTATGACAAGCGGCTGCTGGTCTTGCGGGATGGCCACCCCATTGGCCTCGGTCTTTCTCCACCCACCAAAGAAGGCTCCACGGCCATCCACCCCCACAAGCTCTTTCCCAAAACCAAACCCCTTGATTAGATCCTCTTGAGACAGAAGATAGGAGCGAAGAGCCTTGATCATGCCTTCCCTGCCGAGTCCGGCCTCGATCTCGTATACAAGGCTATCCTCTGTTTTCTTGGACGGGGCTACAACAAATCCGCTTTGCGGCATTCTAAATTGCACTGGGTCTACGGTAAACCCGCCCTCGTTAGATTTTACGAAGTCATAGATCTTGCCGAAATCCAGCATCCCTCTGACCGAGGCAGAGACTTCCCGCTTGAGCCCTGTGTCAAATCCAGACTGAGCCCCCTCGGCCGCAAACGAAGCAACAGATCTATCTCTTGATGCAGCAAACCTGTCTCCCTGATTTAAGAATGTCTTAAACTCAAGATTTAGTCGCTCTCCGTGGCCAGTGTATCTTAGGAATCTGTCCAGCATGCTTCGGAAGCCGTTGCCGGTTTTCTGCATGATGCCACTTGCCTCAGTCCTGCCCTTCGCCCAGTTGTCGTTAGTCCACGACAACCTTTCAGAGAAAAACTCTTGGGGGCTTGTCATAACATACGGGCTTACCTCTGGCTTGAGCGCGCCGCCCTCCTCAAACAAGACCCCAGTCCTCGATCCGGTTTCGGCCTTCCAAAGCTGGATAACCTTAGACTGGATGCCGGCAGGCAGCGTGTGCCAAAAGGAATGCCCAAGCTCATGCAGCATCTCTCTGGTGACTGTTTGATTTGTGGCCAACTTGTCGGACAGGAAGATCATTTCCTTGCGCCCCTGAATAGCCTTCCGGTAGTAGGCGACTGCGCCCAAGGGCAGATTCATAGAGGCTGCGGCCTCATCAATGTTGCCCACCTCCATATCAATCTGCTTTCTTAATTGAGGGGATGTGATGCTGTTCCAGAGCCTCTCATACCCCTGCACTAGAGCAGCCCTTTGCGAATAGCTTGGGGGCTGATTCCTGACCGATGCATATATGTAGGATTCGGGTCTGGCCTTCAGGCCTCGCAACTCCCTTTCCCTAGCTGCTATCATGGTGTTTAGACGAGAGACTAATTGAGTGGGCTTGGCTTTTGGCTGCACAACTCTGCCGTTGTTGTCGTATTTGATCACCTCGACGGCCGTGTTTGGATTGCCGTCTCCCACAGATCCCGCATCGGGGCTTTGCCCTGTTAAAATTTGCTTAGCCAGCGAGGAGTCGCGCAGCCTGTACAGCCGGTCGATTTCCCGAACCAACTGCTCTTGTCTTGCAACGCCGGCATCGTCGCGCTCGGGCACTCTCGGTGTCTCAAGCTGATTGATTGGTGTCGCCTCCTTGCCGATCCCCTCTCTTCCTGATTGCATCCGCCTTGTGGCCTCATCGATCAGTCGCCGATCCATCTCGCCCTCAGTCTCAAGTCCGAACTCCTCTTTTAGGCCACGGCCTAGAGCCCTAGCAGTAGCTGGGTCTTGGGGCTCCCCAAGTGGCTGTAGGGTTGGACTTGTATCAGTAACATCTCGAACCGCAATCGGCTGGCCGCTCTTAAACTCCGCCTCCCAAAGCAGCCCCATCGGAGTGTGGTAAGTGATCGTCTCGATATTCGTGCCGTCCTTGTCCTGTCTGATATCCCTGCCTATCGGCACGCTATTCAGGGCTGGGTTTTCTCCGATGTCCGGCACATCACCGCCAAGCCTGTCGCCAAACACTGTCTTTGATTTCTCCGTAGAAGTCTCCTCGCCGGTTTCTAGGTCGACCTTACTCTCGCTTGTCCGGTATGCATTTCTGGCTGCATATAAAATCTGCTCCCGCCTTTCATCGACGGCCGCACTTGCTAGCGCAGTCTTTTCTTCAATATCCTTGCCAAGCTCATCTGCGTAGAAGGACTCGTTGTCTCTGACAATCGCGTTGACTCCCCCGCCTATGGTTCCTCCAACAAGACCACCCAATGCCATTGCCGTCCCGACACCCTCAAGCGTGCCTCGGTTGGGGTCGTACAGATTCTGGGCAATGATGTTTCCGCCAAGCTGCTGAAAGCCTTCTTGCAATGACTCTTCCGCTGCGGTCTTAGCTACCCCTTGTAAAATTCCGTCCTTACCAAAGGTCTTAAACACAGATCGCAAAGCACCTCCGGAAAGACCCCCCGCAAATTTGCCTGCCAGCTTTACGCCCTGAGAGGCAAATGGGATGGCCTCAGTCGCGCCAAGGGGCGCGTTAATAAGGGCGGACAGTCTGGCGGTTCGTTCGTCGGCTCCGTACTGCTTGGCCTCCTCGTACCCTTGCTGCCCCTGCTGCAATGTTCCGAGTGCTCCGGTGGCAAGACTCGCTGCTGCTGTTGCGCCGGTTAGGCCAAAGCCAATTGGGGCGGCTGCTGCCGCAGGCGCGGCCACAGCAAGTGTCCCTGCCGCAACGCCTCCAGCGGTGGCAAATCCGAGGGCAGTTCCGATTGCCTCGGGGAACAGCGTGTTTAGAAAATCGTTGCGAAGCCTTGGATCTTCCAAGCCAAACGCTGACTTGGCGAATTCGTCGAGATCTCGGCCAATCTGGTAGGCATCCCTTTCCGTGACGGGATCATTGTCGGCATAAGCTCCCGTCCTCTCGCCAATCATTTGCTGGGCTAAAGCAACGCCCTTGATGCTGCTGCTGGCGGAATCAAACAGCCCCCTGCCGATGCCGGCAAAGAACTGGGCACCCCTCCGGACTGGATTTAAAGAGCCTAGCTCGTCATCCGAGTTTTTATAAATAAAGGAACTTGCCGCCTCGTCTACGGCCTGAGCGTCTTGTGGCTCTACCTCTGTATAGTACTTCCGGAAATAGTCGGCATACTTATCCGAGGCAATCAGCCTGTCTTCAGTTGATAAATCTTCGTACCCAATCTGGGCTTTAATTTCATCCCAAGTGGCCAGAGCCATATTCCTAGCCCCTGCCTATTACTCGGAAAGAATGGCCTCGAGCTCCGCCATCCGTCTTTGTTTTTCGGCTGCGGCTTTCTTACCCAACGCTGAATCTCTGCCGCCCACCTGATACCTTCCCGAAGACCTTAAATTCTCCAGATCTTTCTTGGCTTTCGCCTTTTTCATTGAACTGCTTGTTTTTTCTAAATTGCTTTGAATCGTTTCTCTTTTCCCTGCGCGAGTGTCTATTACTTCATCGACATCATCGGGGACTTGGCTTCGGGGTGTCGCGGACTGCGATGATCCAGACTCTGTATCGAAACCAAAAGGATCGGCACCAGTTTTAGGCATGACGGATTGCGTGGGTGGCGGGGCTGTTTGATATGAAGAGCGAGGCGACTTCGGCATGGAGTCGTATGCGCTCTTGAGCAAATCCTGCGATGTGGCCTTTGGCTGAGCCTGAAAGCCTTCAGCCCCCCTGCCCAAGTGTGTCCGCATGGAAAGGATGTCATTCAGTGAAACCTGATCGGACACGATTTTTTCTGAGCCGGTGGCAGTATCCACCTCGAGCTTGTACTTCGCGCCAAATAGAGAGCCGCCCTTTCTCGACATATATGCGCCCAGAGCATCTTTTTGAGCCAACAAGCCAATCATGTACACGCTGTCTTGGGGTTCCCCTTGAGCCATCGCCTTGTTGATTGCAGCCTCATTGACCCGCATCTTTGTGGCTAGCTCAGTAAACGCGCCAATCGTGTAATCAGCGTCTGCCCTAAAGTTGGCCGGATCATCGCGCTGGAATCTTGCCGCCTCAATATCGACTCTTCGCTTGTCGGAGTTTGCCCTAACGCTGTCATTATCAATCTTCTGCTGGTCAAGGCCTCGCTCATTTGCAAGCTCCGTAGATTTAAAATCCCTGTCTTTCTGAGCCTCCGCACTCGCCGATTGCAGCTTGCGCTCAAGAAGCATTTTCTCTGCCTCGGACATGTCTGTGTTAAGGGCTCTCTTGCCCGCCCGATCTAATTCATTTTCGCGGGATGAGGCCTGTCTTGTTCTTTCGGCTTGGTCAGCCCTAAATGCCCTGTCTCTCTCCTGCTCCTCTTGGTTGATCTGCATCTGCCTTCGCTGATTCATCGCGTCCAGCCCAGCGTTCATCATGTATGCCCCAGCTTGGGCTACGCTGCCGAATTGATCAGCCATGTGACTAAGCCTGTTGGGGCGTAAATCCGTAAGGGGCTAGCCGTAATTTCATCTCGCCAACCTTGATGTCCATAAATTTACGGATAATGCCCTTCAGCATTGGCCTGCCCGACACAAACTCAGCCAGCCACATTCCGTGCTTGCAGTAGAGCTTGAACAGCCATTCAGGCGCAAAGCTCAGCATCCACTCGCGGAAATAGACCCAATTGTTGTCGCTCTCGCCGTAAACCTCGCGAGCCAACCAGCAAAGCAGTCCGCCAATACCCATGCCGATACCAGCGATTCCCTGAGCCGCGCCAATTCCGGCAGCAAGGGGATTCTGGTATGTGGCTGCATTAGCTGCCGTTTGGGCACCATAAGTGCTGGATAGATAGTTAAGCTGCGAGCCGTAGTTCTGCGCGTTGATTCCTGCCCCCTGCAACATCTGCTGACCACCCATGAATGGCGAGTTTGCCATTGGCATCGGGATCGTTGGCTGGAAGGCCTGACCCGAAGGAGTGGCAGAAGGGATTTGACCGGCAATCGGAGCAAGCCCCAGATAGCTCTGGGCGTTAGCCAGACGCTGCTGGCGAAGCTGTTGGCCAACATTAAATTTTGCCAAGACCTCAGTGGCCGTAGGGGCATTCCCGTAAAGATTGCCGCGAGATGCTTGGGCAGAGCGAATGTCCTGCTCGGCAGCGCGCGCCTCGGACGGGCTGGCCTTAGAGCCTTGCGCAAGATCTGCATTGATGGCATCGCCGTATCTTTCGGCAGATTCAAACCTTTGCGGGTCTGATCTCCGCATCAGCGTGCGAGACAGGTTGGCAGCATCGCCACCATAACGCCGTCCAAGCGTTAGCTGATTCTCGACCGATGCGTCGGATGTTTTACGATATATATCAAGATCTGTCCCCAAGGAGGACATTTTACCCTGACGAAGTGCCTCTAAAATTAGGGGATATCCGGTAGTTGCGTAATACTCCATTGCCTCCTTGTTCGCGATTGAGATGTCCGCTCCGGTTGTCGACGGAGGCGCGGGGGGCGGTGGAGGGGCTGCCGGAATTGATGGTGATCCCATATGTTATATACCTTTTATAACTGCTTAGCAGTTGGTTGCAGCATGGTCAAGCCCTTAAATGCTGCTCTAGCCATAAACTTAAACGGAAAGCTCGAGATCCTGCTGTGCTTCAAACCGCGATGAAAGGCTACCCTCTCTCGCACGCCCCAAACACTTATCAGGAGCCCGATGAGGGCTGCCAATGACTTTGGGTCGCTCGTACAGGTCATCTCGACCCAGCAAATCTTGCCGTTAGGGTCTGTGTGGTATGCATCCCTGTCGAACTGCTCTTCATCGTCTCCGAACCTAACCATCGCGACCCCCGTTATTACCCCATCAAGCCTTATAATGCCCAACAGCTTTCGCTCGTAGTACCACTTGAGCCAAGGCTTCATATCCCCCCAGCCTATGGCCAGCGTGTACTTTTCTCGGATATAATCAGCGACAGACTCGTAGTCGCTGTCGGTCATCAGGCTGCTGGTTTTTTAGTATACTCCGTTACCGGAGTGTTCCTGTATTGGTTTGTGTCCTTGTAGTACTGGTCAATCATACTATAGAAGTTATCTATCTCTGCATTCTTTTGGGCGAGCATTGCATTTGTCCTTGGAATGTAGATCTCTTGCCGCTCCTTCTCATATGCAGCCCTTGCGGCAGCCTGCTGCCTACGCTCTTCGGCGTAAGGATCAGGGGGAGGAGGAGGACTCCCGCCGCCACCACTACCACCCATGCTATTTAGACCTCATTTGCATATCGTATGCTTAGCAGTTGCTTGTGTCAATTTGATATTGAGAAGTTGGTATTGTACGGCTGAACATAGCCAGTAACCGTAACGCCCTTTATAGACATCTTCCCTGATGGAGCCGCACACTTGATAATTGCCTCCCTAAACCTTGGAGCGTCGATTATGCTAACAGTCTCAGTCGGAATTCCGGCACGACCAGAGATGACATTCGGGAGATTGGCGGGCAGCCTCAAGAAATTGTCTCCAGTGTCAATATCCACCAAGTTTATTTCCGCATCTTCAGTGTCGTACTTAGCACTAACATTTATCTGGGCATCCTTAGAGCCCTCGAACTCTATCTCAACGGTGTTGCCTATTTTCTCGGAAACGGCCTCACCGAATGTGAACCCCCTGCTTGAATAGCTAGTCTGGATGGGCTGCAACAAATCAAGCGGGTCTTCGACATCGTCGTTGTATGTGATCTTGTCTGAGGCATTAAACTTATGACCCTTCCTCCATAGGAATATATGTCCAGCTTCCGAGCCAAATACAAAAGCCGCCTTTCTGTTTATCCTTCCGTTTAGAGTAAATGGAAGGACTGCATCGAGCCATGACGGCAGTGTAGCCGCATCAATGGCCATGCACCATGCTGTCGGATAGAATGAACCGGTGAACTCGCCGACCCAAACCCCGATAGCTGTATCAAAAACGATGGTCTGCCTAGTCTTGGTAGGGTCATCGGCCACAAGGCCTGAGACAAAAAGGGTGTTTTCGGCAAAAGCTGTTATGATCTTCTCCGGCTCAGACTTAACAAACTTGTCGAACAAGGAGTAAACCGGCCTACTGGCAGATATGGAGACAGCTTGTTCGCTGCCCTGAAGGGTTCTTGAAAGCGTCCTAATTCCGTCCGAAGCCACGAAGACAATGTCTGCCCCAACGCGAGAACAGCTTCTCTGGTTTATGGCACCCACAACACTATCAACAGCAGATATGGTAAAGCTGGCCGCATTCTTTTGGGTTATTCCGGTAACCACATAAACGCCAGTTTCCTTAAAAACAACAAGCCTGTCGCCAGTCCAAGGAACGATGGAGGTTATCCTTCCGCCATCCCCACCGACCCTGATTGTGTTGGTAATTAGATCAAAGTTTTCAGAAAGGAAGTCGCTGACAAGAAGCGTGTCGGCAGCCATTTCGCCACCAATCAGGCAGCTTGCAAACATCCTACCATTAGCCACGCACAGATTCGTTATGCCCTTGGGGGCAGTCGGTATTTCCTTTGTAATCTTTATATCAGAATTTACAAATGCCTCTTTCGGGCAGACACTGAGCTCGATCATAAAGGAACTAGTGGTTAGCTGTGTTGACATAACCTCCCATGTCCCGTTGAGGGGCTCGTTCAGCCCCGTCTGCCCATCAATAGTTACTTTGTCACCAGCAATAAAACCGTGGTTTGTCTTCGAAATCTTGACCCTGTTTGTGTAAACCGTGTGATTGGTAAGCAAAGACCTTGGCGTTATGTTAATTCTAAATGTAACGGTCGAAGGTGTTGGGGTTGAGGCAACAGTCCATAATCCATTCAAAACCTCCTGATCGTCTTCTGCGCCCACAATAGCAATTGTTTGGCCGACGGTTAACAGGGGCGGATACGAAGAAAAAAGAAAGGTTATTGTCTTCATTGCCTCGGCCTCTCCAAATTTAAGAGGCACAGTC